ACCAAATACTTCAAAATCAGCCGGCAAATCCGTGACCAAATCTGTCGGTTGTGGCATTTGCCAACCGAACGGAGTAGTTGGGTTTGAAATTTTATTTTCCTCCTTACGCTACGACTAAGGCGGTTGCCCAATCTAGGCTGCCGCTGATTGTGTTCCATTGTTCTGCAATTGCGACATCTTGCCATTGCATGGCTTGCAATGAAAATGCCAATGGGGAAAGGATAGCCGTGACCGAAACGCTGTTGTAAGCGGCACGCCATGTCCAACCTTCCACAAATCCGAGATATGTGCCGGCAACCATGTTCAATGGTAAATCGGTGATTCTTAAAGGTAAGCCCATGAAAATGTTGATTAAGGCATCCCGATCAGAATCATCAATTTCTGAGTTTGTCAGCTCAAAAGTGATCTGATTAAAATTTGCTTGAGGATAAGCTCTAAGCGTCAAGTAAAAAGCGGCTTGATCCTCAGCATCGGCTTGATGTCTCAAGGTTGTTGTGATGATTTGAGCCAATCGACCATAAAGGCCAATGCTTGCTGCATCAGAATCGCTCACCTGATTTTGAGAATTTTGGCCATATTTCAAATTTATGTCATTGCGGATGTCACCAGCTCTTGTCTGAATTGAAAGAGAATTGGCCAAAGCCTGTGCAGCTGAAACATCGGTGTAACCATTTGCGGCCAAATAAATTGATCGATGATCGGCCGAGGCATAGCTGATTTGGCCTTGTGGATTTTCGTAAATGTAACCCAATCCGGATGTTGCTAAAGCTGAAACTAAAGAATAAACATCAATAGTGGAGGCTGATCGCTGTGAAAGTTCGTAGCTTCCTGGTGTATCAATTTCACCCAATCCGGTGTTTTCTGCATCTTGCCATTGAGTCGTTGGATCATAGCTTGCCCAAGTCAATGCAGCCGGCACTTCATTCCATGAATTGATCAGCAAGTCGGTCAAAATGGTGAGAATTTGATCGCCATCGAAATCATGACTTAAAACGCCTTGAGTTAATGCTTTTGGCAATCGTGACAAAGCTCCCAAGGCTATTATTTTGACCGATTGATTGATGCCAATCACACCAGATGCCGCAATTCCAATGTCAAACTCCACGACTGTACCGCCAAAAATTGGCACAAATGTAGCTGTGGAATCTTGCAATTCAATATTCACCGCATCATTGATTTCAATATCAACAATTGATTGATCAAGATTGATGAGCTCTAAATTAACATAGCCGGCGTTGGCTTGCTCATAAATGTTTGTGCGGCCTGTTGTAATAGTCAGGTTAGCCAGCGCGTAATTTGTAAATGTTGTGTCACCAATAATCACACGCCAAACAGGATTGAAAACACTCATGCTGTCACAAAATTCGTTGCGCCGTTTGTTCCGCGATAGTAAGAGTTGTTCAGCGTATCAACTAGCACGCGCGCTGTGCCTTCCGGATCAGTTGTCACTCCATTGAAATTCACAGTTACATTTGGTTTGTTAGATGCAGCCAAAATGCCAGCAAGCGTGTTTGTATTCACACCAGATGTGCCAAAAGCAAATGGTTGATTGGAAGCTGCCATAACACCGGCCAATGTAGTTGTGCCGCTTGTAAAGTTATCGAAAGCACCAGCTACATCATCGACAACCTTTTTGGTGTCTTTTGCAATCTTTGTCACCGCGCCGCCTAGTGATCCGCCCGTTGAGCCACCACCAGTCGCGCTACCAGTTCCCCCGGTCAATCCGCCTCCAGTTGTGCCACCACCCGTTGATGATCCTCCCCCGGATGTAAAACCACTTGGCAATGACGAAGCTGGCACAGAAATGCCACCTGTGGAGCTTGATCCAGTTGATGAGCCAATTTTTGAAATGGGTGAAATGTCAGCACCCGGCTTAATTAAGTTAAAACCACGAATTCCGATATTGACCAAATCGATTGCTGTGTTGATTAAACCTCTCAAAGCTCCGACAACATTTGCCATTATGTTAAGCACAACACTTGCCACACTTCCAACAACATCAAAAGCCTTGCCAATTACTGTGCCAATGATTGGAGCGGCAGCTTTGATGACATCAAAAAAGGCTTGAAATTCATCTTTGTTTTCAATAACAGTTTTTTTGATTTTGTCGAAAGCTGATCGGAAACCTTCAAAAATAGGTTGCACAAAGCCTTTGATGCCATCAGCCAACGAGGTCAATGTGCCATCCATGCCACCGGATTTCTTGCCGAAAGCATCTGCAACCTGTTGCACAATTGGGATGACCTTTTCTGAAAAGAAATTAGCCAATTCCAAAACAATGGGCAAAAGTGCTTGGCCAATTGTAGTTTTGGCATTTTCCAATTGAGCTGTGAGGATGCGTGTTTTGTTGGCTAGACCATCGCTGGTGCGTTCAAAATCGCCTTGTGCAGCTGATGTTTGCTTGTAAATTAAAGCTTGAGCTGCCAGCACTTTTTGCTGCGGTGTCAAAGCATTTTTGGTTGTGCTGATGATTCCTAACTCCAAAGCGGCTTGCCGCAATGAGGCATCATCGAGCAAAACGCCATAAGCTCTTAAAGGCTCGGCCTCACCGCGTAAAGCTGACCCAATTGCGTTGATCGCTTGCTCTGGTGATGTGTTGTTAAAAGATGCCAAATCTGATGACAATTTGACAAAATCAATTGAAAATTTGCTTAGATTCTCACCGCTCAAGCCAGCTGATTTTCCAAATGTTGCAAATGTAGCTGCGGCATCTAATGCCTGTTGCTTTGTCTGGCCTAGCGATGAAGCTGCGCCATCTGCAAATTTCTCAATGTCTTTGGCAGACTTACCAAATAAAACATTGACTTTCGAAATTGTTTCGCCCAAATCGCTGGCAGCCTTGACAGCATCCACACCAATTTTGATCGCCATGGCACCAGCCGCGGCAGCTACGGCAGCAAAAGCCACCGCCGCTTTCTTGCTAAAATCACCAATTTTGCCGGCAAAACCATCGACATCTTTTGAGCCTACATTCAGGCTTTGCTTGAGTTTATCTACATCAGCCAGAATCGAAAGCTTGAGTGTTCTTGATTGACCGGCCATCACCACTCCTTCAAAATCTTAGTAAATGCATTTTCCCATTGATTGATGATGTGAGGCTGCTCGGCGCGCAATGTTGGATAGATAAACCAGCCGGCCGAGCCTTGTCCATATCTGCCCGACCATACGGGGAATTGCTTGAATCTGTTTGATCCAAATTCGTAACCGCCCCAAAGCTGTTGCGTTGTACCGCCACCGCTGAATTTTTGAGAAACAAAGCCGTAGCTGATTTCACCAATCTTTGATGACTTACTTACGCGCGATCCTTGAGCAATGCGAATTGCCGCCTTATTTGGGCGGCCACCAGCTGCGGCGGTGACTTTGGATTGCAAATAAGTGGCCAATCCATTTGAAACGCCTTTGGCCTCAGAAACAGCTTGCTCATCCATGGCTTTGAAAGCCTTGATGATTCCGCGCAAATCACTCTTGTCATAAGTGATTGGTTCAGTTGCCATTTTTGATCCTCAGTATCTCAAAAGCGGTTAGAATATCCTCAGCGGTTTGAAACTCTGATCGTGACAATCCTGTATGGATAGCCAATTCCCAAACAATCCGGTTTATGCTTCCGGATTCGTAGCTTTTGGGTTTTCGGTTTCTCCCATACTTATGTCAGCCACAGTTTCGCACCAAATCTCAAAAGGCTTGACAGGCTTTCCAGCTGCATTGCGCTTCATTGAGTGATATGCCAAAAACATCAAATCCGCAATGCCCAATTTCTCGGCCACTTGCTGAATCGTGTTTCCGGTTTTCTGTTCCCATTTCATCCACTCCGGTGGGAGCGCGGTATAGGTTGCGCTCTCACCATCATTGAATTCGATTGTGATTGGTAGTTTCATGCTCCCGATTCCTTGTCTATTAGCTGATTGTTAAGATTGGTGTTGTCACACAAGTGAAAGAAAGTGAGACAGTCTGTGCATCTGGAGCTGTACCACCGGCAGATGGCAAAATTGGCTGCACATCAAACGCAAATGATGCGCCTGAATCCGCTCCAAAGATTACCGACAGGCCAGTATTTGGTGCGCTCGTTGCAGCTGTCCACAATTCCTCACAAAGTGAATTGGCTGCTCCCCAATCGGCAAGCATTTCAACAGCAAATGTGCCTTGCGTATCAGTAGTAAAATACGCTTTTCCATCAAGTGTCTGATATGTATTGATCGTTGAATCGACTGTCAAAGTCGCTGATGTAGCTTGAGCATCGTAGCTATCACCAGCAATGGTGAAAGTGATGTCTCTGCCGGTAATGATTGTTGTTGGCATGATTTCTCCTTAGTTGGTGTAGTAAGTGCTTACTTGTAAATCGGCTGTGAGGTATTTGCCCGCGCCAACTTCCAATGGTTGAGGTTGATTCACATTGCCGACTTCATAGCCGCCGGGCATTGCGCTGATGATATTGATCATCAATGTTTCGAGGTTGTCCAAAGCTGCCGCATTGTTGGCATATCCGACCACACCGGTGACAGTCAAATTCACTCTGACTTTTGTGGTTGATCCGTTGATCAAAACACTTTCCAAATATGGTGCATCCGGGATCAAACAGATGCTCGGTGATGTCATTGTCTCTGGGATGCCGTTGTACACATTTGCAGCAATTCCGGAAAGTGCTGTTTTAAGTGGTGTGCGGATTGCTGATTCGATGCTCATTGACACATCGTTTCGACATCAAGAAACGGGCCTAAGAGGCCGATGACTCTATTGCTCAAGCTGCGGCCAAGAATAAATGGTGACGGCTGAAAATTATCGGACATGATTTGGTTGCCCGGAGCTGTAATGCTCTGAAAAATCTCAACGGCTACAACCAAGATTGCATTTTCAATTGGTGGTGTCGATGCGTACAGCTGCGCGGCTGATGCTCCACTCAATGTCGCTGTTGCCGCTGGAATAAACGGCAATGGATAAGTTCGATCAGCTGCGGCGGTTGCAGCTGTGAAAGTGTAAGGCTCAATCCGATCATCGGTGACTGTGTAGGTCGCGTTGTAAATTCCGGCCCCGGTAACAACAACAGATTGACCCGGCACAAAGTAATTTGGCCGCATTGTGGTGAAATAAATGACGGAATCACTCACATTGGCAAAAGTCACCGATGATTGGTATTG